GAGTACATTTGTAATTTTATAATGAGTAAGTTAGAAACAAATCAAGTCGATCCAGCTACAGGCACTACGCTAACGCTAGGCACATCAGGAGATACAATTAGTATTCCTTCAGGAGTTACTATCGCTAACTCTGGAACAGCTACAGGTTTTGGTGGAACTAACACTCCAGCTTTTAGAGCAAGAGTAACTGCTGACACAACTTTTACTACTGGAACATATGTTGCAGTTACTTTTCCAAGTGAAGATTTTGATACTGCATCTGCTTATGACACTTCTAATGGGAGATTTACAGTGCCAAGTGGTCAAGCTGGTAAATATTTTATTTATTCACAATTATTAATTAATGCTGGTGCAAGTAGCCAATTAGAATTTGCTAGAATAAATTTATATAAAAATGGTTCTGTTATAAGAAATGCTCAAACTTACTATGTAAGTAATCCTATAAGAAGAACTAGTATATCTTTAGCAACAGTTGAAGATTTATCTGCTTCAGATTATTTACAAATATATGCTTATGCAGATGATACATCAGGAAATCCTGATTTATACAATGATTCAACAAATCCAAATTATTTTGGAGCATTTAAAATTATAGAATAATATTATGGCAGACGGAACATTAAAAGTAGGAACAATAACAACTAGCTCTGGATCAGGGACTATTACTCTTGGTCAATCTGGGGAGACTGTTAATGTTTCAGGCACTGCTGGAACAGGTTTTGGAAAAGTTTTACAAGTTGTAACTGCTACAGACAGCACAGCAAGAAATACAAGCTCAACTTCATTTGTAACTGCTTCAAATACATTGTCTGTTGATATAACTCCATCATCAACATCTTCAAAAATTTTTGTTATAGCTAATACTTGTGCATACAATAATGTTTCTGGTAAAAGCATGGGATTTTCAATTTATAGAGATAGCACTAATTTAGGAGATTCAACTTGGGGAATGATAAATTCTTATGATACTGATACATCTGGTCAAAGAACTATTGGACAACCAACATCTATGTCAATTTTAGATTCTCCATCATCAACTTCACAATTAACATATCAAGTATATGCAAAAACAGAATCAGGTGGTGCTACTTATTTTAACTATGCAAATATAAAAGCATCAATAACAGCATTTGAAATAGCAGGATAAAATTATGAATGATACAGTTATAAAAGCAATACTCAAAATAAATCCAAACGCAGAAGTATCTGTAAGTGGAAATGATATAGATACTATTGTTTGGGAAAATGGAACAACACCTATTCCTAAAGCTGACATAGAAGCAATGATACCGATTTTAGAGCAAGAAACTGCAGATGCAGCAGCTAAAAAAATAGCTGACAAAGAATCAGCAAATGCTAAATTAAAAGCTTTGGGATTAACAGATGATGAAATAGAGGCATTTAGATCATGACAAGTATATTAAAAGCAGACACGATACAGGACACAGACGGTAATAACATTATCAACGAAAGTGGTAACACTATTACTATCGGTGCATCTGGTGACACAACAAATATTATAGGGACATTACAGAACAATGGTGCTGCTGTTGGTGGAGATTTAACTCCATCTTTTTTTGCTTATCAAGGTAGTGGACAAGTTATTCCTCATGCTACAAATACAGTTGTTACTTTAGATACAGAATTGTATGACACAGACAATGCTTTTTCATCAAACACTTTTACTGTTCCAAGTGGAGAAGGTGGAAAATATTTTTTTACTATAGGATTAAGAAAAGATAATTTTTCATCGACTAGAACTTATATTTATTTAGAGGATGGTAGTGGAAATGGTTTGCTAAATGTTGAAAATGCTGGTGGTGGTAATTATGACACATTAAATGGAAGTGTAATTTTAAATTTAAGTGCTGGAGATACTTTACAAATGAAAGTTTATCAAGGCTCTGGCGGTAGTAATAATTCATTATCTGGAAAACAAAATACTTTCTTTGGTGGATTTAAGATGTTAGGAGTATAATAAATTATGGCATTAACTAGATTAGGTGGAGCAAACGCAATAACAGGCATAGTACCTGTAGCTAATGGTGGTACAGGTTTAGCATCTGGAACAACAGACCAATTTTTAAAATTTACAGGAACAACAACAATTGCAAGTGCTGCAGACAATGCAGGAGCTATGGTACATTTACAAACTACAACATTAGGTAGTGATACTACATCAATTGATTTCTCTAATGTTTTTTCTTCAACATATAAAAGTTATTTATTTACTTTTAACCAATTAATATCAAAAAGTACATCTGATTATTTTATTGCTAGATTTTTTTCAGATACAGGAACAACAACTTATACTTCATCAAATTATGAAGTAGCTTGTCCAAAAGGTAGATCACGTAGTGGGTTCGCCGATGTAGGCGGAGGAGTTTCTTGGGGATTAGGTTATTTTAGATTTTCAGATGAGGTTTTTCATCAAAATACACCAGGCTCGGGATATATGTACGTACATAATCCTTCTGATAGTGGAAATAGAGTAACAATAACAGGAAATCTTGGTCAGCATGATGGTAACAACCATGTTATAGCAAATTTTTTTGGACAGGTTGCTGCAAATACACAATTTTATGGGATGAGATTTTTAACAACATCATCAAACTTAGGTTCAGGAACATCTATATCTTTATATGGATTAGCAAATAGTTAAAGGTAATTATGAAAAAATATTTAAACGGCAAAGAAGTAGAAATGACATCACAAGAAATTCTTGAGCATCAAGAATTACAAGCTTTAGCACAAGAAGATAATAAAATTATTGAACAACAAAAAAAAGAGACATTAGATAATCAAGTTTCAGGAAATCAAAAACTTCTTGATTTAGGACTTACACAAGCAGAGGCAACAGCTCTAACGGGATACAAACCACCTGAAGACGAGGAGTAATAAATGCTCGGCCATACTTCTATATCTGCCGCTCCAATATCAACATCGTTCTTTAATCCGAACGTTACTATTAATGTAACAGGTAATGCATTAACTCTCGCAGTTGGTAGTTCTTCGGCGTTAGCAGGAGCTTTTGTAACTCCATCAGGTAATCCGTTAACACTTGGCTTTGGATCACTAACTATTAGTGGAGCAGCTAACGTAACACCTACAGCTACACCATTTACTTTAGGTGTAGGTACAGTCACCGTAACAGCTGCAGCTAACGTTTCAGTTACAGGAAATGCATTGACCATTGGCACAGGAAGTGTTACAGTATCAGCAGCGGCAAACGTAACACCAACTGGTGTGCCGATGACGCTAACAGTAAATGACGCGGGTATTATTACTTGGAATGACATTGATCCAGGAGCAACAATGGTCTGGACACCAATAGACCCGTATTAGGAGAATTATGGCATCAAGTTTTTCAACAAATTCAAAACTAGAATTAATTGCAACAGGTGAAAAGGCTGGTCTTTGGGGCACGATCACTAATACAAACTTACAAATTTTAGAACAATTATCTTCAGGTTATTTATCATCAGCTCAATTAGCATCAGGAGATTTAACTTTAGCACTTGACAATGGTGCAACATCAAATGGTAAAAATTTATATATTAAACTTACTGGCACATTGGGTGCTAATAGAAACGTAACTATACCAGATGGTTCTGAAAGAATAATTATATTTGAAGATGCAACAACAAGAGGCACATCTGCGTTATACACAATAACAGTTAAAACTGTATCAGGAAGTGGAGTTGTATTACCAATTGGATCTAAATCACTAGTGTATTCTGATGGCACAAATGTTAGTCTTGGTATTCGTAACAAAGGCTATGTAACTTTAAATTCTTCAACAATTACTGCATACACAGCGGTAGATGGTGATCAAATATTTGCAAATACAACAGCTAACCCAATTACTGTAACTTTACCTGCATCACCTGCAGTTGGATCAGAAGTTACTTTCATAGATGCAAGAGGGACTTTTGCAAATAACAGTTTGATTGTTAATAGAAATGGTCAACCTATAAATACAGGCACATCTAACCTAACACTGAATACTAACGGTCAAGCTTTTACATTAGTGTATGTTGATGCAACAAGAGGCTGGGCGTATAAAACTAACACGGCATAAGGAGCACGGATCATGGCTCTTATTGAATATAGCTTTTTACCTGGAATAGATAAACAGGATACAACTGCGGGTGCAGAAAATAGATGGATAGACTCTGACAATGTTAGATTTAGATATGGTCTACCAGAAAAAGTAGGTGGTTGGTCTTCTTTAATATCAGACTCTATAACAGGTGTTGCAAGAAAACTTCATGCGTTTGTTGATTTAAATGGAAACAGGTATGTTGCTATAGGAACAGATAAATTTTTGCTTTTATATTTTGAGGGACAGTTACATGATATTACACCTTTAAAAGCTACGCTAAGTTCTTCTACAATTGCAACCACTAATGCTTCAGCTATTTGCACAATAACAACTTCTACATCACATAACTTAGAACCAGGAGATATTGTTTTATTTGATAGTGTAACTTTACCAGGTGGCACGGGTTTTAGTGCATCAGACTTTGAGGATAAATTATTTCAAGTAACAGCAGTTCCAACGCCAACAACTTTTACAATTACACAAAGCAGTAATGCTGGTGCAACTGTATCAACAGGTGGAAGTATTGCGGTCAAACCTTATGAAAAAGTAGGTCCAGCAGCGCAGTCTTATGGTTATGGTTTTGGTATATCACAATGGAACGGATCAGTTCCTGGAGCTGCAACATCTAATTTGGATGGAGCGTTGTTAAATGACACTGCTGGCACAGGTGGATCAGGTACTTCAATCACATTAGATGCAACAACAAACTTTAGTTCATCAGGAAGAATATTAGTTGAAAACGAATTAATTTCATACACAGGTGTATCGTCACCAAACTTAACAACAATTACAAGAGAAGTTGATGGAACAAGTAAGGCAGCTCATTCTGATGGCACAGCAGTTACAGATGCCACAAATTTTTCTGATTGGGGCGAAGCAGTTCTTGCATCAGAAGTAACTCTTGAACCAGGTCTTTGGTCATTAGATAATTTTGGTCAAGTATTAATTGCAACAATTGCAAATGGTAAAACATTTACATGGAACGCAGGAGCCGCAACACCTTTGACCACAAGAGCATCTACAACAACAACTAGTTTTGCAACAGGAAGTAATCCAACCGCATCAAGAGTAACATTAGTATCACCAACAACTAGGCACTTATGTCATTTTGGGACTGAAACAACTATTGGAGATACAACAACACAAGACGACATGTTTATAAGATTTTCTGATCAAGAAGATATAAATGATTACACAGCAACTTCTGTAAATACTGCAGGTGATTTTAGATTGCAAGATGGTACAAAAATAGTAAGTGCAATTAAAGCAAAAGAAACAATTTTAGTATTTACAGATAATGCATTGTACACAATGAAATTTGTTGGTGCACCATTTACATTTGGTTTTGAACAGGTTGGTACAAACTGTGGATTAATAGGTAAGAACGCGGTTGTTGAAGTAGATGGTAGTGCATTTTGGTTATCTGCAAATGGTTTTTTTATGTTTGATGGTACAGTAAAAACATTACCATGTAGTGTAGAAGATTTTGTATTTGATAATTTTGATACTACAAAAGGACAACAAGTTATGGCTGGTATAAACAATTTGTTTACAGAAGTTATTTGGTATTATCCATCGTCAAGTGCAAATTACAACGATAAATATGTTGTTCTTAACTATGGTGAAGCTATGAAAAATGGTGTTTGGTATACAGGTACTGAAGCAAGAACTTCTTGGATTGATGCAATTATATATCCAAAACCTTTTGCAACAAAATATGATGCATCAAGTAACGGCACATTTCCAGCAGTAATAGGTCAAGATGGTTTAGGTCAAACTAAATTTTTTGAACATGAGGTTGGCACAGATCAAGTTAATGAAGATGGGTCTACCACAACAGTTACATCTTTTGTAAAATCATATGATATAGATTTAGAGCAAAGGCAAAGAAATAGACAAGGTCAACAGATAGGTCTTAAATTAGCAGGTGAAGTTTTTTTAGCAATGAGAAGATTTGTGCCTGATTTTAAAATACTAACGGGTAATGCTAAAGTAAGTTTAGGTGTAAAAAGATATCCGCAACAATCAGATACAACAACAACTTTAAGTCCCTTTACAATTGATTCGACTACACTTAAAAAAGATACTAGAGCTAGAGGAAGATTTATAAATGTTAAAATTGAAAATGATGATAGCGGTGAATCTTGGAGATTTGGAACTTTAAGATTAGATGTGCAAGCAGATGGTAGGCGATAATGACTAAAATAAATATAAGAATACCAGAACCAAAAACAGAATATGATGTGTCTAACCAAAAACAAATTAACAGAGCTTTAACTATTATGAAGGATCAATTAAATTCTACATTTTTAGATGAAGTAAAACA